TCGAATATATATCTCCGGAACGAACACTATCCATCGTAGTATCTGTAGATATAACATAAGTTCCAGTACAAGTCCCAACAAATTCCTTATTACCAGTTTTAAACCTCCTAAGTATCTGCATAACGTGCTTATCATCTGTTTTAACCCAATCACCTATTAACCCGTCTCTCCAATCTTCCTTGTAATCAATTCCGGGTGGGACTTCGCTCACCTTATATACATAACAATTTGATTTATTTACCTTATAAGTTTTCATACGGGTTTTTAATTTATACACATTTATTATTTATTCCAATTACTATTTCTATATCTATATCTATATCTTAGACCCTGCCGGGAGAGTGATAGGGACCCTGCTATATATACAGAATGTTTTCGTTAAGTATCAAAAGTTTCAAAATTGTAGCAAAATAATGCATACCGGTGTGTATAGTTGGGGCACGTCCCGTTTGGTTTTTTCTCGTCGAGAATCCGTTATTTTTGATTAATTTCGTTTTTTTTGGTCATTTAGCTAGTTTTTCCTCTGCTACGCGTAGTAGCCTCAACTTTGACCTAATCTTGCCCTCTTACGCGTAGTATGGCTCAAATTTGCTATGTTTACGCTCAAGCAATCAAGCCTATTCGTAACGGAAATAGCTGAAATCTACTTGCACTCTCGTTACACACTACCGACACTAGTGTAACCATCTCTCCTCTGTCCCCCTAGCCACTATGTCTCACTATGTCGTCGGTATAGGTCTGTATAGGTAGATTTGAGTATTTTGGGTTGCCCGAAAGGTGACCTTATGCCGTCGGTATAAGCGTTGTAAACTCACATTGTCTCGTCAGTATATGCCGTCGGGTATAGATTGGACGTGCTAATCGCTCAAAATTGGTTCAAAATTAGCTAAAATCGGGCAT